TGGCTTTAGACGTGAAGACTGCGGTGTGGACGCTGATAGGGTTTCTGCAGACATTATCATATCTGGACATATACACAAGAGACAGAATTTTGGCAAAGTCATCTACCCTGGAACGCCAGTTGCTCATAACGCCTCGGAGGCGGATGAGACTAAAGGACTATTGCTTGTCGACACTTCCAGCCTTCAATCCGAGTCTATCCCAGCACCATTTCCAGCTTGGAAAAGTAAAAACTTTAAAATAGCAGAATCTTTTACACTGAATGATTTACATAAAGAAATAAGTTCACTTGATTTAGTAAATAAATGGATAATAAAGATATCAGGACCTAGAGCAGAACTTACACAGTATCTTAAATCAAAAAAACACCTAGATTCTATAGAGGGCAAAAATACTGTTATAAAACTAGATCTAGTAGATACAGAGAAGCAAAATAGAGTTAAAATACAGGCTTCATCACCGTCTCTTATAGTCTCAGAATATGTAGATAAAGTCTATAATGGCAGCCTAGATAAGCAGTTAATAATACGTAAAGCACAAGAGATAATCAACGGCTTACATTAGCTTTGGTATAATTATAAGATGAGGTAGATTATGGAATATATAGACCATCATAAGTGGCTAGTTAGCAATAATATATTGACTGATCAGGTCAAAGATACTATAGCCATGGGTGGCTACTGTCTTCTAGAAGAAACTAAAGACGTAAAGACATCAATCGACTTTGCTAACAAAATTGTAACCTACAAGCTCTTAGTTCCAGAGAAACTCTACGACAACATAATGCTACTTAACAAGTTTAAGAACGGAGAAAGCATCGGCTTTTTTGAATCTTTTAGGCTTAAAAAATTTATTAAAAATAAGCAGAATAATGACGATCTGGGCCTAGGCTATAATCTTGAAGAGATCGGTAATCGATTTATAAAAGGCTATCTTACCAAAGATTGGTCTGTTAAGGTTGATCTATTTAGAGACTCAGTTGAACAAAGTAAAGAGTTTTGGAAGGACGAGGCATAGTAATTATGGCACTAAAACGAGACTTTAATGATGATGAGAAGATAGGCCTAACACAGAGAGAAATAGAGTTAGGTGAAAAGTATCTTCGCAAACATAAGACAGCTGGAGCTATTGATGACATAGAGGCACTTAAACTATATGAGATGTTTCTTATAGGCAGTTCATTCAACGAAATTCAGCAGCAGTTCCCTCAGTATGAGATAGGTCAAATAGTTCTTACTGCAGCACTTAAAAAATGGGGATTAGACAGAGAGAAAATGCAGGGAACTTTGCGAGATAGAGTCAGAGCAAAAGTAGTTAAATCAGTAATTGAGCAGGTAGATTTTTTAACGTCTATGCTAAGTGTTGCTAGCGTAGAACACATGGATGACATGAGAAGATATATCCTGGATTCGAATAACCCGAAGCCTTCACTAAGAATAGGGTCTATTAAGGAATACAAAGAGGTAACGGAAACACTTGGTAAGATAGTGCAAGGCGCGACGCCAAATGCTAAAACAAACTCTATGTCGCCTATGTTTGATGCACTTGCCCCCAACAATCCAAAGACAATAGAGAAAAAGAAAGATGACGATGATATAGATCTAGATTCACTGTTAAATAAGGGCGATGATCAGTGATTAAGAAAGATATAAATCTAGAAAAGATTCCACTAAAAACTAGGAAAAAACTGTTCTTTAAAAAATGTGAAACTAAAGAAGAGTTAGCCAAATTTATACAAGTTTTCTTCGGGCTGTATCTGCCTGATGTTACCGTATCTAGATATGCAGACACCAATCCTTTAGACATTATCTGGGAAGTTTACGACATTTGCGTCAATAAAAATAATCCTAAAGATATTGAAGAATTGCTATACGTTGCTGGTAGAGGATCTGGCAAAACACTAGGTATGGCAATTGCTGAATTATTAATAATGCTACACGACGAGAGAGACGTTTGTCACGTTGGGGCAGTTATTGCTCAGGCCAAGCGCTGTTATGAATATCAGACTAATTTTATGCTTAGTAGCAAGATAAGACCAATACTTGAAGATAAGCATCTACCGCAAGAAGAGCGAGTGCTTCAAAAGCTTAACATGGAAAAGTCTGCCTTTTTGTTAAGCGGTAAAACAGTTACGCTTGAAGTTCTTCCTTGTACTCTAAAGGCATGCAATGGTCCGCACGTTCCACTAGTCGTAACAGATGAGATCGACACCGTGTCTGGTGAAGGCTTGAAAGCATTTAAAGAGATCAGCGGTATGCTAGATACTAAGGGCGATAAGAAGGCGCTTAGAGTTGGTATCTCGACTAGAAAATCTAGATATGGCCTAATGAACAGAATGATGGAAGATGCCGATTCAGCTGGTAGACATGTTAGGCGCTGGACCGCTTGGGAATTCACTGAGCGATGTCCAGACGAAAGATCTGGAACTAAGCCGACGCTCTCTTATCATATTCAAGATGATATGGATGTTGTTGACGAAGACACTTTCAAGATGAAAGATCCTAAAAAGCAGCGTGAGTATATTGCTCATGTTATGCCAGGCGAAAAATGCCTACAATGCCCAGCCGCAGCTATATGCCTAGGAGACGCAAAAAAACAAAACTCTAAGTCCTGGATGCTAAAGCCTGTGGGTGAACTTATAAAAAAAGTACGCTCTGAAGGTACTGACTGGGCTCTAGCTCAGTTAATGAATCTTAAGCCTTCAGTAGAAGGAATTATCTACAAGGAATTTGACGAAAAACTTCACGTAAAAGACTGGAACGGCATGTGGAAAACACTCACAGGTGTTGATTTTCCAGGCGAATGCTCACACGACATATTTGTAAAGAAATGTCACTCAATGAATTTACCATGCTATGCCGGAGTTGACTGGGGATGGTCAAATCCGAATACCGTCGTTTACTTCTTTATAGATAAAAAAGATAATGTTTATGTGGTTCGTAGTGATGGCATGACTTTTGTGTCTCAGCCTGAGTGGATTCACTATATAAAAACTAAATATAACTTTATGTATAGATGCCAGTTATATTTTCCAGATGTCGCAGATCAGGGCGCAGTTACAGAGATGAAGAAGGCTGGATTACCGGTTTCTGCAGAAAATGACAAGTCAATAAACACAGGTATACAGGTGATTAAGCGCTTGCTACGAGTGCCTGGATCTACTGACATAAAAATGCATGTAGCTAAAGAAACTAATGAACCACTTATAAATGAATTTTTAACATATCACTTTAAAACCTCAGCTGACGGCTCTATAACAGAAATGCCAGACACTGAGTACGATCACTGGCTAGATGCGCTCAGGTATCCACTGACTATGCTACTAGGCAAAGGCACTCTTGTTATGGGACAAATGCTGGAAACAGACAAGTCTAGCACGGTTGATTCTCAAGGATTTTATTTTAAGACACCATCAGCACAAGAATTCTGTGCAGTTAATAATTTGCGGGTAAACACCGAAGAACCAGATCCTACTAAATTAGGTAAGATAGGTCGTTTAAATGATATAGATGACGAAGAAGATCCTGGGTCAAGTGGTGGATTTTTATGGGGTTTTTAACTGTCAGGGCCCCTCTTAAAGTATAATATATCAATAATTGGAGTTACATATGGCCTTTTGGGATAATTGGATAAGAGACGGGGTTCGCAAAGAGCTAGAGCTACTCAATAAGGGTGATGCAGATCAAGTGCCAGAGAAGCGCGATGAAATGCCAGAAGACGACAACCCAGAGATAGGTCGTAAGGCCATAGTAGCTGATCCATTTTTTACCCAGCAAAGTCAACAAACAATATTCAGATATAGATTATCACGTCTATCTAATAAGACTCTCAAAGACGTTTCTATGAGAGACTGGCTCGTGTCTACAATCATACAAAACAGAGTAGATACTCTTTCTAGATTCGCTAGACCGCAAACAAAAAAATTCGACCTCGGCTATAGAATTATCAAAAGAGATAGCGCATCTGAATATTCAACAGAAGAAAAGGCTGAGATCAGTAACCTAGAAGATTTTATCTATAATTGCGGAAGAATTGCTAACACTCCAGACGATGATAGACTTTTATTTAATGATTTTATCAAGATGATTGTTCGTGATGCCCTTACTTTTGGTAA